GGTCAATGCCTAGTTTCGTAGAGGACATCCGGGCGCATCAGAAGACTGGTCGTCCCATCGTCGCTGTAAAGGCCGCACACGACTTCCTGTGCGAGAACGGCATCGAGCCTGACCTGTGGGTTAACCTCGACCCCCGTGACCGCACAAGCGGTATACAGCGCCATAACGCGCACACCGTCTATCTCGTTGCCTCCCGCTGCCCCCCGGCTACTTTCGACACGCTGAAAGAGCGCAAGGTTGTCCTGTGGCACTCATGGGCTGAAGGGTTGGAAATGAAGGCGCTGGGCGCTGGCAAGTTAGCGGTTGGCGGCGGCACCACCTCGGGGATGCGTGCCATCAACATCGGGTACCTGCTTGGCTTTCGCAACTTTGTGTTGTACGGGTACGACAGTTGCAATCGGGCTGACGGCATCAAGCGGTTTACCGGCGAGATGACCGGCCCGACGATGGATGTCTATGTGGGCGCAGAAAAGCGCAAGTTCACCTGCAATGCTGCGATGGCGCAGCAGGCAAACGAGTTCCAGATGATTTACTCCGTGATGCCAGAAATCACGGTTGAGGCCAAGGGGCCGGGGTTGATTGCCGCCATCATTGAAGAGCGCCGCAAGATGGCGTTGGCTGCTTGAGATGGCGATACCCTCACGGGTGCTGGGCGCAGGCGTAGACAGCCTCAAGACCGTCTCCATCTGCGGCGACGGCACTAGTACAGCGACCGCTGCCGGAACCTCGGCGGGCAATGCGCTGCAATTGACTTATGTTTACACCAATGTAGACAGCGCGGCGGTTGGCACGGGCGTAAGGCTTCCCCCGACGGAGATGGGCGAAACCGTCATCGTCAAGAACAGCACCGCTAACCCCATCACGGTGTACCCGTATGACGCGGGTAGCAGCATTGATAACGCAGGCTCTGGCACGATTAACGCTGACTGCTCGGCTATGTTCTTTGCCGTCAGCAACACGCTCTGGGAGGAGTTGCAGGGCTTCGGGCGGTCGGTTCCTATCCTGCACTACGGGGCGTTTTCCGACACCACCACGCAGGTTGCTGCGTCGATTGATGTTGCCTACGGCATGGTGTTTAACACCACCGACAGCAGCAACGGGGTGTCTATCGGGTCGCCTACCTCACGGCTCGTTGTGGCTAATCAGGGTGTCTACAATGTGCAATTCTCGGCGCAATTGGATAAGACCTCTGGCGGTACTGGCAACATCTACATTTGGCTTCGCAAGAACGGAACCAATGTCCCAAACACAGCAACTACAATTGCTATTCAAGGCACCGCAGCCAGAACGGTAGCGGCGTGGAACTTCATAATTCAATTGGAATCCACGCACTATGTAGAATTGATGTGGGCAACAGACGATACCAGCGTTAGAATCCTCGCAGCCAGCGCCACAAGTGTCTGGCCTGCAATTCCTTCGGTCATTGCGACCTTAACACAGGTCAACAACCTGTGATTTCTTCCCTCACCTCCCCACAGGAGTAAACGACGATGCCTCTAGATAGCGACATTTTTAACGCGGACGAGCAACTCCAAGTCGAGTTCTACATCGCAAAGGATGTAGACCCGAAGTGGGACGGCAAGCCGTTTGTGCGTATCAACATTCCCGGCGACAAGACAACCATCATTGAACAGCCGATGAATGAAGACCACAAGAAGCGGTTCCCGCGTCAGTATCTCTATTTCCAGATGAAGCAAAACGAGCAGGATGCCCCCGCAATCGGCACCTCGCTTGATGTCTGGTTTACCGATGGCAACGGCGACATTACCCGTGGACACATTGAGGAACTTCGCATCTTGAAGTTCCAGACCGTAGAGCAGATTGCCAACGCATCCGATTCGCAGTTGCAGCGCATCGGCATGGGTGGCCCCGGTTTGCGTGAGAAGGCAAAGGCGTTTCTCGCAAAGCGGAATCGCTCGGAAACCGAAAACCAATTGGACGACACCAAAAAACAACTGGCAGAACTTCAGGCGCAGATGGCAGCGTTGATGACGCGCAAGGCTGGTCGCCCGAAGAAGGAACCCGTTGCGGAGAGTTAACGAATGAGCACCACAACCATGTTGGCGTTGGTTCAGCAGGTCACCGCTGAACTGGGTTTACCGATACCGGCTACGGTGGCGGGTAACCCCAATCAGGATGTGGTGCAGATTCTTGCACTGATGAACGCCTCGGGGTACGAGTTGATGCGGCGTGCTGACTGGCGCGAACTGACCAAGCAGCACACCTTCTACACCGAGGCCATCAGCACCACGGGTACATGGACGACCTCGGCGTATACCATTACCGGCATCCCTGATACTTCGCTCATCGACTCGACCTATCAGGTGCAAGGCGTTGGCATCCCCAATGCCACCTATGTGACGGGCGTGCTGTCTCCCTCGGCTGTCTCCATCAACTACGAGCCAACAGAGGCGCAGGTCGGTGGCGGTCTGGTGTTCCAAAAGGTCAAGTACGGCCTGCCCTCGGACTACTACAGCAGCGTCAACCGCACGCATTGGGATAAGAGCAAGCGTTGGGAGATGCTCGGCCCAGAGTCGCCGCAACAATGGGAGTGGCTGCTCTCGGGCTACATCTCGACCGGCCCCCGTATCCGTTACCGCTTGCTCGGCAAATACTTCCAGATTTGGCCCGGAATGAACGCTGGCGAGTTGCTTGGCTTTGAGTACCGCAGCAACGCATGGGCAGAAAGCGTTGCGGGTGCTGCCAAGACTTCGATGACGGCAGACAACGACACCTGCATCTATCCCGACCGTGTGATGGTGCTGTCTACCAAACTCAAGTATTTCGAGGCAAAGGGCTTCGATACAACCGCCATCTTCCGCGACTACCTCGCTGAACTTGAGACGGCTGTTGCACAGGATACGGGCGCTGCCAACCTCTCGTTTGCCCCGCGTCCCGGCACGGTGCTTATCGGCTACGACAACATCCCTGACAGCAATTACGGGTACGAAAACTGATGGCTGTTTCTCGTCGCCTCGTCCAACGCTCTGCGGCAAATGTCGCAAGCCTGCCGTCGCCCGTGGGCGGTTGGAACGCTCGGGATTCTCTCGCCAACATGGCACCCACGGATGCCGTGCAGTTGGACAATTACTTCCCCGGCGTATCCAATGTTGTTTTGCGCGGCGGCTATGTTAAGCACGCCACGGGGTTTCCCGACGATGTAGAAACCCTGATGACCTACAGCGGCGGCACAGCCGATGAGTTGTGGGCTATCTCTGACGGCAAAATCTACAACGCAACATCTGCGGGTGCTATTGGCGCACCAGCGGTCAGCGGCCTGTCAAATTCCAAGTGGGAATACACCAATGTCACGACCGCAGGCGGTAACTATCTGTATGCCGCTAACGGAACCAACACGCCGTATCTTTACAACGGCTCAAGTTGGACAAGCATCACGGGTTCATCCTCGCCTGCCATTACGGGCGTTACGACCACTACGCTTAACTCTCCGACGCTTTTCAAGAACCGTGTGTGGTTTATCCAGAAGGACACGCTTAAGGCGTGGTACCTGCCAACCTCTAGCGTTGGCGGCGCGGCGCAGGTTCTTGACCTGTCATCCATTGCGCGTCTGGGCGGCGTGTTGGTGTCGATGGCCTCGTGGACAATTGACGCTGGCTACGGCGTGGATGACAACCTTGTATTTGTCACCGACAAGGGCGAGGTCATTGTCTACCGTGGCACCGACCCCTCATCTGCGTCCACATGGGCGCTGATTGGTGTGTGGATTATAGGTGCGCCTATCGGCACCCGCTCCCTGATGAAGTACGGCGGCGACCTTTTGGTGCTGACGCTTGACGGGCTGATTCCAATGGCCTCGGCGCTTCAGTCCTCGCGGCTCGACCCCAACATCGCGCTATCGGACAAGATACAGGGTGCGTTTGCGGCGGCTGCTGCGGCGTATAGGGACAACTTCGGGTGGTGCATGTTGTACAACCCGAAGAACAACGCCCTAATCGTCAATGTCCCGGTGCGTGAAGGCGCACAAGAGCAGTTTGTGATGAACAACATCACGAAGGCGTGGTGCAGGTTTACAAACTGGAATGCTTTTCACTTTGGGCTTCTTGACGACACTCCGTACTTTGGCGCTGCAACTTTCGTGGCAAAGGCTTGGACGACGGGTAGCACCGGCTACATTGATGACACAAGCAACATAAACGGCAAGATTCTTCAAGCCTTTAACTACTTTGAGACTCGTGGCGTACAGAAGATTTTTACACGCGCACGGCCTAGCATTTTCAGCAACGGCACCCCGTCTGTGCGGGTCGGCATCAATGTTGATTTCAACATTTCAGACAATGTTGCCCCGATATCGTTTTCTACTCCGCTGACTGCCCTTTGGGACAGCGCGTTGTGGAACACGGCTGTGTGGGGTTCTGACCTTGAGATTCAGAACAACTGGCAGGGCGTTACCGGCGTTGGCTACTGCGGGTCAGTACAGTTTCAGAGCAGCAGCAACAAGTTAGCGATTCAATGGGCCTCAACTGATGTGGTGTATCAACTCGGATGGGCTGGCATATAACAAGCGGCCCCGAGGTGGGCGAATGGGTCTGTGGGCATACGGGCGGCGGGTATCACGCTGAACGCTCTAACGCCATTGGACTGCGTAAGGGAGAGAACATTGTCGGCGGCGTGGTTTACGAGAACTGGAACGGGCGCAGCGTGGTTTGCCACATCGCCATCTCTGACCGCTTAACCCCCGCTTACATTGCAGCCATGTTTGACTATCCTTTCAATGTCTGCGGGGTTGACAAAATCATCGCCCCCGTGGGCAGTAAAAACGCGAAAGCCATCAGGCTTGTGCGTAAAATGGGTTTCACCGAGGAAGCGCGAATAAAGAACGCCGACACCGACGGTGATATTGTTTTCCTAACCATGACACGCGATGCGTGCCGTTTTTTGGGACACCGTTATGGGCAAAAAATCACCGAAGCCGCCTCCGGCACCTGACTACGCAGGCGCAGCGCAACAGCAGGGCATCGCCAACCTAGAAGCGGCGCGTCTTACTGCGCGGCTTTCTAACCCTAATGTCATTACCCCGCTTGGTGGTCAGCGTGTGACCTACGGGCGACCGCAATTCAACCGCGCTGCGTATGACGCTGCGATGGCTAACTACAATGCGCGTCAAGCGCAAAAGCCTAGCGCACCGGCTACCGGCGCACCGCAAGGCGCACCCTCAACCGTTGGCGTTGGTGGCGGTGCTTCCATGCCCACAACGGGCGGCGGTGGCGTGCAGATGGGCGGTGGCGGTATGTATGGCGGCGGCGTTGACCTCGGCGTTACGCCGGAGCCTATGGCATCAAAGGCTGACGGTATGCCTGCTGCGCGGCGCGAGGCTCTGGGAATGGGCGATGACCGCGCATACACGCAGGGCGGTCGAGCCGACTTCACCACGCTCCCTACCGGAGCGCAAGTTCCTACTGCCATGCTTATCGGCGGCGGTCGCTTTGATGCGTCCGGCATGGGGCCGGGACAAATGCAACGGTTCAATCAGGGCTACGGCGGCGGGGAGTACATGGGCGATGTAATGCCCACCCGCGAGATGTTCACCGAGATGGTGGACTTGGACACCCCGACGATTGAGCAGTACCTGACCCCCGAGGCACAGGCGACCCTTGAGGCGCAGCAGCGGGTAGAGCGTGCGTTGTCCGGCCTTGGCGAACAGGCCATCGGGCGCGTGCAAAATGTCTACGGCACGGATTTCACCCCGCAGGGGCTTCCGGCGCAACAATTCCAATTTGGCGGTTATGGCAACCTGCCGACCCTTCCCGAGTTGCAGGGTCGCGCACGCTCTGATGTGTCGGCGCTGCCGGTTAACTTCGGCCCCACGGCAGGTCAGTACGGAATGGCTGCGGGTGGCCCACAAGGGTTGAATTTGCAGGGCTTGGACACAAGCGGCATTAGCGGCGTGCAGACCGGCGCAGGCCAGTTTGGCACGGCGCAGGGTGGCCCCGCTGCCCCAACACTTCAAGGGCAGTTGGACACCTCGCAACTTGCCGCGATGCCGGTAAACGCTGGCATGACGGCGCAGCAGGCTATCATGTCGCGCCTCGACCCGCAGTTGCAGCGCCAACGGGCGCAGTTGGAAACCCAACTTGCCAATCAGGGTCTGGTGCGTGGTGGCGAGGCGTTTAACGCCGCCATTGCCGAGCAGCAACAACAGGAAAACGACCTCCGAACGCAGGCCGCGCTACAGGGCATTAGCCTTGATATGGCGGCTCGTCAGCAGGGGCTAGGCGAGGCACAGGCTCTGGGCGGCTTTGCCAACCAAGCGGCTCTGGCGGGGTTTGGCGCGGGTCAGCAGGCTACGGGCGCACAAAACGCTGCAATTGCCCAAAACGCTCAACTGGCGCTCCAATCGGGTCAGTTTGCCAACCAAGCGCAGGCGCAGCAGTTCGCACAGCGGCTTGCGGCGGGTGAGTTTGGTCGAGACGCGCAGATGGCATCCTTCCAGACGGGACAGGCGGCGCAGGAAGCCGTTAACCGTGCCATCGCGCAGAACTTCCAACAGGGCTTGGGCGCGGCGGGTGCGTACAACGCTGCTGCCGGTCAGCAGTTTGGGCAGGAAATGGACATTGCTGGGTTGTATAACGCCTCGCTTGCCCAGAACCAACAGGCGGCATTGCAGCAAGCACAGGCTCAAGCGGCGCTCCAAGCACAGGGCTTCAACCAAGCGCAGGCGGCGGCAAACTTCCAGAACGCCCAGCGTCAAGCAGCGTTGCAAGAGCAGTTGGCTTTGCGCCAGTTGCCGCTTAACGAGGTAGCAGCCATCATGGGCGGCGCACAGGTGCAGATGCCGCAGTTCCAAGCCTATCAGGGCGCAGAGGTGGGAGCGGCTCCCATCTTCGGAGCGCAACAAGCGGCGGGTAACTTCGCGCAGCAAAACTACGCTAACCAGACGGCTGCATATAACGCCAAGATGGGTCTTTATGGGGACATTGCTGGTTCAATAGGAATGGCGGCAGGTGGTCGCAAATCTGACCGTCGGTTGAAATCCAACATTGTTCGCGTCGGCACTCACCCGCTCGGCATCGGCATTTACGAGTACGACATTTTTGACCGGCGAGAACGCGGCGTAATGGCTGATGAGGTTGAGCAGGTCAAACCCGAGGCTGTGGCTATAGACCCAGCAGACGGTTATAAGATGGTTTACTACGGGATGCTGCAATGAGAACCCCTTACCAAACCTTTAACGCTCCCCCCATGATGAACGACGGTCGCGGTCAGCGCATGGCGCGTATGCTCCAGATGCAGGGCCAGAGCCAGCAGGTGAGCAACAACGCAGGGGCGCAGAGTGATATGCAGTATTCGCCCCCGCAGAACGCTGCGGACATCAACCGTGCGCCGCGTCAGTTTCTGCGGCAGTACCCGAAGATGCCGAAGTCGCCGGGGATGACCAACCCGCAGGGTGGCCCCGACCGTGGAGGATTTGAAAATGGCTGACGAACGCTACAAAACAGTCTCAACCTTTACGCTCCCAGACGAGTACCAGCGGCAAGCCTCCGAGGCACGCCGTCGTCGCCGTATGGCAGAGATGTTGGCGCAGCAGGCGTACCAGCCGGGGGACATCCAGAACGCCCCCATTCCTCGCGGAGCGCCCTTGGTGCGGGGTCTGCAAGCGTTCCTTGCCGCCCGTGCTGCCCGTAAGGCAGATGAGGCAGAGGAAAGTGCAGAAGAAAAGGCTTCTCAAATTGGAAGTCAAATTGCAGGTCGTTTGACTGGTCGTGAAATTGTTCCTGCTGCTCCCGGTGTTCCCGTTGATTCTGTTGCTCTGGAAAAACAGCGCCAAATTCAAGAAGAAAAAAACCTCTTGCAACGCAATGCGGAAGAACAAGCCCAACTTAAAGCGGGAGACATTCAAGAGGTTACGCGCCAGTCGCAATATGTTTATGACCCGCAGGATGCAATGCGGTTGGCTATGACAAGAGGTGGCAATGCCGCAATAAGGGGCAATCCAATGCTTGCGGCTATGCTTGCAAAAACAATGGAAAAGCCTGATTCTGAAAAGTTTTATGCTCCAGTTGTTGATAGTGCTGGAAATTTTGTTCAATTCCCCGAAAGAGGGGGCGCACCACGAACTTCTAAAATTGCCGCTCAAGCAAGACAAGAAACTTTATCAGAACTAGGAAGATTGCTCCTTGAACGACAAAATCCGCGTCTTAGTGCGGAAGACCGCAAAATCTATGACACAAAAATTAGTAATTTTATAAGTCAAAAAGGTTTGTCGCAAAGCGAGATTGCAAACCTTAATTTAGGTATTCTTAACGCTCAAATGAAAGCAGTAGAACTTGGTCAAAATTTACCCGCAGGCGAAACTCTTCCTGTCGTGCCTCCTACAGTCCAAGGTTTGCTTAATTATGGCGGCAGGCGTCAGTTTGGCGGTGATGTGCGTGCCGGAAAGACTTACCTTGTTGGAGAGCAAGGGCCGGAACTTGTTAAATTCAATCAACCCGGCACAGTTGTTCCAAACCCTGCAACCACTCGTTCTGTTATCCAGCGAACTTCACCAAAAGAACGGATGAAGTTGGAGCAACAACAACCTACTGATAAAAAATCAGTTCTTAATGCTTTGGGTCAAGTTTCGATGATGAAAAATTTAGTAAAAGATTTGCAGAAACATGGAGGCGTTGATTACATTTTTGGCCCTGTAATGAGCAGACTTCCAAATGTGCGCGGCTCGGCAACATCTGCTCAATCGCTTTACGATACTTTGCTAGAAAGAACAAGCACAGAAACGATGAAACAAAACCGACAAGAAGGTTTTGCTCCTGGCAGCATCACGGTTCAAGAATGGCCTCGTTTTGAAAGCGCACTTGCTCCTCTTAAATCAACAAAAGACCCTGTTGCAATGAGACGCGCATTGGAAAACGCGGACGCGCAACTTGAAAGCATTGAGCAAAGAATTATTGATAATTACCAGTCAACTTATGGTGAAGAATTTCCGTTAGATTATTCGCCACCTTCTTACAAATTTGAAAGCGAATTGTATCCAAGCCCAGAAGTCAAAAAACAAAAACAAGATATTTACAATCGGGCTGACGCAATCCTTCAGCAAATGCAAAATAGAAGGCAATAAGTCATGGCTAATGAATCGTTGCTTGAACCTCCTCCGCTTGTTGAAAAACCAAAATCTGTGCGATATGCAGATTGGTTGACTGCTAACAAAAATTTGAGCGGAACGCCAGAATTCAAAGACATTGCAAAAGCCTATGAAGTTGCCCGTCGAGATGAGGAAAGTTTAACTTTGCCTGTTGCTCTTCAAGAAGCAGCGGCTGAATTTGTTCCGTCTACAATTAAGTTAGGCAAAGAAGTTGTTACTGGCGCAGCAGATGCGCTTTCGTATCCGTTTAGAGAGCCTGTCGAATTTGCTAAAACTGTATACGGGTTTAGTAATCGTTCATTTCCAAGCATTGGTGGAAGTAAAGACGAAACCCCGTTGACCCGAATTGCGCCCACAATCGGTGGTCATTACGCAGGTTATCTTGACCCTGATGTTCTCAAACGCCGCCTTGCGGATGACCCTGCTTCTACATTGTCTGACCTTTCTTTGGTGGGTTACGGGCTTGGCCGAGCGTTGAAAGCCGTGCCAACGGCTCCGACCGAATATGTCGGCGGTAAATTGGCTGCTGCGTCAGAGGCTATTGACCCTCTTACGATGGTAACAAAAACGGCTGCATATCCATTCCGTCAGGCTGGCGAAATGCCGCTTCCCGGCATCCCTTCCGTTGAGCAGTTGGAACAACAATCTCGCGCTGCTTACAAAAAAGCAGCAGAATCTGGCGTGTTTTACAATGCCAATCAATTTGACGATTTTATAGATAATTTAAACACCAATTTGCGTAACCAAGAAGGCAAGCGCGTTACCGTGCTTCCAGAATTGCATCCAAAATCAAACGCGGTGTTGCAAGCCTTTAGTCGATATAAAGGAAGCAACAAAACTTTGGAAGATATGGATGATTTGCGTCGAATTGCGCAAGACGCAGCATCTGCTCCAGACCCTACTGACCGCAGGGTTGGCATGATTATCCGCAACAAAATTGATGATTTTATTTTAAATGAGGCTCCTGTTGGCGGCGAAGCAGGCGTGGAAGCATTGAAGGAAGCGCGTGGGTATTGGTCACGCGCACGCAAAGGCAATGTGATTGAAGATTTGTTGTTTGACGCTCGATTAGATTCTCCCCGCACATTTTCTGGTGCTGGCGTAGAAAACGCTATACGCCGTGAATTTAAAAAATTAGCAAAAAGCGACGATTTTCGACTTTTTACAAAAGATGAACAAACAGCAATTTTAGCAGTTGTGCAAGGTGGCCCATTTTCTAACGCTGCACGATTTATTGGAAAATTTGCACCAACTGGTGTGGTTTCGGGAACGCTTGGCCCTACTCTGGGTTCTGCGGTTGGTTTTGGTGCTGCTGGGACATTGGGACTAACAGGCGCTGCGGTAGTTCCAGCAGTTGGTGCAGCAGGTCGAATTGCTGCAACCAGAGCAACAGAAACAGCAGCCGCTAGAGCATCTGCAAAAATTCGTGCTGGCAACGCGCCTGCCAATGTGCGAGAGAGATTAGCATTTTTGCTTTCGCAATATGGCGACCAATTGAGCACAGTTCCCGGCATGGCTTTTGCGGTAGATATGGCAAAACGAGCAAAAGGCAATGTAAACCCTTATTTGACTCGGCAACTTATTTCTCAATTAGAAAACATTCAGCGCATTTCTGAACAACGACAAGCGTTAGAACGCGCAGCAGAACAGGAGTAATACAGATGTCTTTCAATGGCTCGGGTACATTCCTTATCAACACGGCAGGCCAGCCTGTAGTCGCTGGCACCGTCATCTCGTCCACGGCGTTTAACGCCCTGACGGCTGACCTTGCCACCGGCCTCTCGACCGTCATCACGAAGGACGGTCAGACGACGGTTACCGCCAACATCCCGATGTCCACCTACAAGTTCACGGGTCTTGGGGTCGGCTCTGCCGCCACGGACTCTGCGAACCTGTCGCAGGTACAGTCTACGGTCACCAAACTGCTTACGAGCGTCTCTGGGACGGACACCATCACGGCTGTGGGTGCGCCTGTGGTTGCCGCCTACGCTGCCGGACAGATGTTCTATTTCGTCGCCACGGGCGATAACACGGGCGCGGTGACGCTCAACATCGACTCGCTCGGCGCAAAGGCTGTGACCCGTGACGGGTCTGTGGCCCTTGCTGCGGGTGACATCAAGAGCGGTGAGGTAGTGGTAGTCGTCTATGACGGCACGCGCTTCCAAGTCGTCTCGCAGTTGAACAGCGCCGGTAACGCGACCTTTGCCAATGTGTCCATCACCTCGGCGCTCAATGTTGGCGGCGTAGCCACCTTCTCGGCAGGCACCGCAGCAGCCCCGGCTATCACCACGACCGGCGACACCAACACCGGAATCTTCTTCCCCGCCGCAGACACCATTGGGTTCACCGAGGGCGGCGTTGAGGCGGCTAGGTTTGATAGTTCCGGCAACCTCGGCATCGGGACGAGTTCGCCTGCAAGCAAACTCCATGTCGCAAACACTGCCGCTGCCACTCGCATCACGATTACTGACGATGTTGCGGCAGGTCGTTCTGGGTACATTGAGTCAAACTTTAG